GTTCCATCTCCATGTCAGGCATCTCGCGCATCTCAGGCGCGCCGCCGATCAAGTCGCCGGTGTCCAGCGCCGCGGCGATGGTGCCCATGACGATGTCCTGAATCTGTTCCGGCGTCATGCTCTGCTGCACGGCGCTGATCCGCTTTGTCTCGGCATCGTAGGCGTCCACCTGAGCCTTGTATTCCTTGATGTCCACCTCGCGCTGGGCGACGCTGTCCTGCACGTTGGCGATGATGTCCGTCATGCGGTTCAGTTCTTGCGTCATGGCTTCCAGTTGCTGCTGGGCGGCCATCATCTCAGGCGACTGATCGCCTTCCGACAGAACCTTCGGGTCAAGAATCTTCTTGAACCGCGCCGCCATCTCCTGCGCGCCCGGCCAATCCATGTTCTTGATGAACAGATCGCCTGCCACAGTCCAAAGCTGCGGATTGGATTGCAGGATCATCGACATGGCGTCCAAGGCTTCCTGACGCTTGGTCATGTAGCCTGGGCCGGTCGTGACCATCACGTCGTAGGTGCCGACGCTGGGATTGTAGACCTTTTCGATCAGCGCGCCCATCTGGTCGCGGATTTCCTTGACAGGTTCAGCCTGCGACGGGTTGAACTTGACCATATCGACTTCACCGTCAACGCCGATGATGCGGGCGATGCGCTGCGTGTCGTAAATCTTCGGGATCATGTCCACGATCTGCCGGGTGATGTGGCGGATCGCACGGGCCAGGTTGTCCACGTAATGGTAAGTGCCCACGTCGCCCTGCTTCTCGCGGGCGAGGATGGCCTTACCAGAGCGTTCGTTGCCCTGCATCCCAAGGCTGGCGTCGTATTGGCCCGTTGTACCCTTGATGTCGTCAGCAGCCCCCATCTTGGCTTGGATCAAGCCGGTCTGGGGCAACGGAGGAGGCGCGCGCTGGGGCAGGGGGAGGACAGCCCCGGCTCCATCCGTCACGTCGGGATTGACCTCCAGATACGGCCAATTGGTCGTATTGGCGGTCTTCCACTGCATTTCGTAGCCCTCGAACTGGCCGCCATAGCCAATGAAGGGTGCCTTGGGAGCCAGCGCCAGCATCTCGGCTTCTTGGCTTGTCCAGTAGTTGTACATACGCTGGGCGTCCTTGGCGTTCCGCACAAGGCCGCTGATGTACATCTGGCCGTCAACTTCCCACTCGTTGCCGATGACGCGCACGACCGGAATCCACTTGCCGGCCCACTCGCGCTCTTGCAGCACGTCGAAGCCGTTGGTCTTCATCCACATGACCTTCTTGCGGTCAACTTCGCGGCTGCGGATCGGCTTGCCGAACATGGCCGTAAGCTGCTTGTCCTGCGGCGTGCCGCGGTAAGCAGTCTGGTTGTCCGGGTACAGGTGCAGCGTGGCTTTTTCGTAGGTGTTGTAGAAATATTCCGCGATGCGGATCGTGTCTTCCTGAAGCCACGACGAGATGCCCTGATCGCCCACGCCTTGGCTGTACAGCGTGCTGATCGGCGTCGCGTCCGGGAACATCCGTTCGTATTCTTCTTTGAGGATGTCCTCAGTGATGAAGCACCACTCAGCATCGGCGCCGCAGGGGTCTTGGATCGTCGGGTCCATGTAGACGCTAAACGAGTTGCGGACGCGCCCGATGCGGATGTCCTGATCGAACGTCTCGTCGTTGCAGTATTCCGTCAGCAGGCGGATGTAGCCCTCGCCGTAGGTCACCTGGTTGTCGCAGGCGGTGTCGTAGGCCACGTCGGCGTCCGACATATACTCAATATGCCGCACCACGCCGTTGAAAATCTCAGCGACCTGCACGTCGGCGTTGTCGTCTGCGGGGATGACCTTGCCGCTGGGCCGGTTCTGGCGCTGCTCGTTCGTCACCTGACGGACGTGCTGCGGCAGCTTGTTGATGGTCAGGCACGGACGGGCGTTGATGGTCTGGCCCTGCACCGACCCGCGGGTGGCCAGCACGTCGGCGGGCCACTGCCACTGGTTGTCCGGGCTGCCGGCCATAAACCGCAGATCGTCCAGTTCGTCCTCGCGGCTGTCCGAGTACGCCGACTGCGCCATTTTCAGGCGGTGGCGCATGGTCGCCATCTTGTCGTCGTCGCGCGCAGGCACCTTCTCTGGGTTTGACCCCACGTTGGCGACCTGGCCCGCCTTCTGAATGCCTGTGGGGTCGGCCATATGCTTACTTCTTACCCTTTTTGGCCGCTTCGCGCTTGACGCTGTAGGCGATAGCTACAGCTTGTTTGACCGGCTTACCAGCCTTCACTTCCGCCTTGATGTTTTTGCGGAACGCCTCTTTGCTGGCAGATTTGGACAAAGGCATCTTACTTGCCCTTCTTCATGGGCGTCTCACGCATCCGCGTGGTGATGCTGATGATGTCCTTGCCACCCGGCATGGGCTTACGCGCCAGCGGAATCGCGTCCATTTCGGCCTTCGGCTTGGGCATTTTCAAGCCCATCGGCGTCTTCATGGGGGTCATGCGGCGCATCATTTGCCCTTTTTAGCTGTTTTGGCGCTCTCTTTGAACGCTTTTGCAGTCGGGGCGCCCTTGGTGCCCGGTTTACGCATCTTTTCGCCAGAACCGGCGGCAATCCGTTCTTTTTTGGCATGGATGTTGGCGTACAGACCCTTTTTCATGAGCATTTCCACCGTTTGAGGCTGGCTTTGGCACGTTCGCCGTCCTTAGCCTTGGCTGCTACCGCGCCCATACGCGCACAAAAACTGGCCTTACGCCCTGCATCCGCCTTTGTCTTGGGATTGGGTGCCGGCGGCTTCAGGTTCGACCCGGTTTCCCGGTTGTACTTCTCGCGGCCCTTGGCCGTCAGTCCCGCACCCTTGGACGCGGGGAGCTTTTCCCCACGCCCTACGGCCAACGAAACAGACTTCTTCTTGTCGGCCACGCTACGACCCCATCCAGCTTGTAGCTACACCGGCGGGAGAATACCCACCTACGCGTTTCTTGTCAACGCGCCCTTCGCGGTGCGCCACCGGGAACGCGAACGTCACCGCGATGGCGTCCGCAGCGTCGGGTGATGCCAGCCCGCGGGCCTTCATGTCCTTCTTGGACTCAAGGAACAGCGTGCCTTTGCTGTCCGGCTTCGTCTTCGGCCCGATCAGGTCAGACTTCAGGAAGCGGTCGTTTGGCACGCTGGCCGTCTTGAGCCAGTCGCGCATCGCGCCCCACATCTCGGCCCGCTTGTTGCCGTACATGAGTTGCTTCTGCGCCTTGTTGCCGAAGTTGACGCCGCGCACCCTGTACCGCTGCTCCTTCAGCCGATCCACCACGCCTGCGCCCAGGCCGCCTTCATCGACGACGGTCAGCGCGGGCTTGTACTCCTCAATGGCCTCGATGACGTGCCCGACCACTTCCATCGTGTCAGCGCCGCGCAGCCGCTTGATGTCGATCAGGTCGCGTCCCTGCCGCACCGCGATGACGGTGGCGTCGCTGCCGAACCGCGCCGGATCGACGCCGATGGTGATCGGCGCCGTCTCGTCCTTGTGCTTGGGCCGCTTCATGGCGTCGTCCACCAGATTGACCGGAATGAACTGGTCGTCGCCTTCTGATGGAAACTGACCGTACACTTCGACGTTGGCCTGGTAGCTGTCCGCGCCGTACTCGTCGATGATGCGCTGGTACAGGTTCTTGTCGGTTCCCTCGACATCACGCGCGTCGATGTTGCTTGTGCGCCAGAAGCTGCGCTTGCTGTTGAACGTCTCGTAGAAGTAGCCGGTGTTGCGTCGCGGGTTGGAGAACGCGACGTGAAAGCGGTGCGGCGTGTTCTCCGTGAAGAAGCCGTCGCTGACTGACCAGATGCTGTCGGGAATACCGGACGCTTCGTCGAAGATCAGCATCACGCCGTCCCAGTTGTGAACCCCGGCGTAGGCGTCCGGGTTCTCCTCCGACCACAGCCGGCCCTCGACGGCCCAGTAGCGCGTGCCTTTCTTCAGGTCACGCTCGACCAGTTCCGTGATCCACTTGGCCGGCATGATCCGCGTGGCGGCGATCTCGAACCAGTGGCTGTTCAGCGCCATCGCCAGCCACTTGGTAATCTCGGCCCATGTGACGCTGCGTAGCTGCGCCTCGGAGTTAGCCGACACGATGGTCGTGCTGCCGATGCGCGTGGACAGCATCCAATGCACCAGCCAACTGACCAGCGCCGACTTGCCGATACCGCGGCCTGACGCCACCGCCTTGCGGAAGGTGTCGTAGTCTACCTTGCCTTGGTTGTCCTTGATGTGGTCACGCAGGGTGCCCAGCACGTCGCGCTGCCATTTGCGCGGCCCTTTGAAGTGTTCCAGCGGCGTACCCGGCTCACCCCACGGGTAGGTCAGCAGCACGAACGCCAGCGGGTCATCCTTGATCGTCGGCGACCACAGCCGACTCATCAATTCCATTTCCTCGGCTGCTGAGTAGATTGGCTGCTGCATAGTGGGTGTTGTCCTCTAACGGCGTCAGTTCGGTGTACAGGCCTTCGATGACGCGCGACTGCGCCCGCTCTAGCGCGCCGGTGATGCTGATCTGCTGGTCGATGTTCACGTCGATCTGCTGCTTGGCGACCCAGCCGTGCTGGTGCTTGAGGATGTCCAGCGCAGCCCTGGCGTCGCCGTTGGCGGCGGCGTGGTACATCGTCTTGGCGGCGGACAGTTCGCCGTCAGCGCGGCCCTTCATCTCAGCAACCTCGACCAGCGGGTCAAACTCAGACAGGCGCCGAAACTGCTTTGGCGTCAGCCCGGCGGCCAACGCCAGACTGTCGCCTTTCAGGCCATAGCGCGCGGCTTCGTAGATCGCCTCCAAGCGCGCCTCGGTGGCTTCTGGGCGTTCGGGTGCGAACGGCAGGGAATAGAAGGTCATGGTGCCATAATAGATGACGCGGGGTGCGCGGGCAAGGCTGCACTAAACTGTGTTGCGTAAAAATAAAAAATAAAAAATTGTTTGCGGGGGGTGCCCGTGACAGTCACCCGCGCGCCGGCCCCCGGGGGGTGGGGGTGCAAGCTCCAGACACAGCCTGCGGCTACATGTCGCAGCAGATTGGCGCGGCCATTTCCCCCGGCTTGGCGCTTTGGGCATGACAAAAACAACTGGCTGGCGCGCGGCTTGCGCGGTCATTGTTGACCTTGGCGGTTTGGGCAAAGCGCAAACAAGAGCCGCATCACGGGCGTGATTGCGTGACAATCCGACAATCCAGGTCGAAATGTGAGAACAAGCAGGGAACGGTTAGGCGGATTGTCAAATTGTCATGGCAATTTCAGTTCACCTGAGAACGGCGGGGTGCGCAGCGCCACCATTCGCGCCAGCGTTACAGCGTATTACCTATATAATACACTTATTTTTTTTTTAAATTGATAACATCAACACTACCTAAATAGCCCAGAAGTCTCATATCCCCCTGAATTGCCGCGCAAAAAGCCTAGGCTATTTGCATCGCGCCCATAGCCCAAACAGCCGCCTAACGTGACAATCCATGCTAACATTACAAATTCGTAATGATGCAAACAAATGTGTTGCACAGCCTGCCGGCGTTGATATGATGGGCGCATCAACACAGCAACGAAGGGGAACGCAAATGTACACCGTCAAAGTTCGCAAATGGGAAGATGCCGTGGCGATGGCCGTTGCCAAGCGCGGCGCATACCGCACCGTTGACGGCGGCTATGTCGTCATCTGGGAACCAAAACAGCAGCAGAAGGGAGCCTAACGCCATGACCACCACATTCGATATCGGCGATGCCGTGCGCATCATCAGCCGCCAGCGCACCGGCACCATTGACCGCATCAGCGATGGGATCGCCATCATCCGGCCAGACGATAACGTCTCACACTTCACCGCCGCCTTCCTCACTGACTTGGAGCCTAAGCCATGATCAAAGACGCCCTCGCCATGCTGGCGCTTTTCGCCTGCCTTGCCTGCCTTGCAATCATCTAAACGAAGGGAAACTATCATGCTTGCCACCACCGCCGATAACGCCACGTTCCAGCAATGGCTGGATTACTACGCGGAAAAATTTGCGCGCATCAGCGACAGCGCCTTGACCGGATACTGGTATATGTACGGGCGC